ATAAAATCGAATTCCTTGACCGGGCTTTCCCGCAGCAAATGCCCTGAAAGCGTAGCCATGTTATTGGCGCGGAAATTATTATCCTCACGCGGTATGTAGTACTCAACCAGCGCTTTTTTCCCTGATTGAAAAAAGCAGACAGCGTCCCCGATAATAGTCCCCTGCAGGCTGTCGCTGCCGTGGCGGCTGTTAAGCGCCGCCTGAACGTTTGTCGCGCGCGTTCCCGGAGGGATTACCCACTCGGCGGTTTCCGTGCCGATAACAAGCCCTTTATTAACAGCGAGCCATTTTATGGAATCGTTCATATCGGAAGCGATCTCGAAAGTAAAGCCGTTGTCAGGGGTAGGGTAGGAATCAATNATAAAGTCTTTNGTGTAAAACACGACCGGCGAGTCAATCTCAAATGAGTCATCATAATGGTTTCCCAATACCTGTTGATAAATATGCTCCGGTGTCCCGTATAAAGTAACGCTGGAACCATCTTCCTGAGGGAANGAGTACGTCAAAGACGCTTGAATGAAATNATGAAAATCATTAATAAAATTAATTAACTCGTTATCGTTAAAAACTAAAGCCGCGCCGCCGCTCCCGTTAGTTATTGTTCCTTTCGGGGTTTTCCCTTGAACGTAATTATATAAAACGCCTTTGTTGAAGTATCGCGAAACGTTTGAGAGAGTATACTCGCCTATAAGCGGCAATGAATAACTGAGCGGTCGAGGAAACGTATCGTATACCTTGAATTTCCCAACCCCGTACGACACAAAGCAGGTTCCCAGATTATAGTTAGGCGACACATAATTAATGTCGATATTGTCTTTCCATGATAAAAACGCGTCAAGCGTTTCCGGCGTGACACTCAATTTCGCTTTATTATTATTAAGCAGAAGNGTTTTCCCGTTTATATCAGATACCATAGTGTCTTCCGGGAAATACTTTGACAGCACGTAATACTCATTAACGCTTTTAGTGAATTTCTCAAATTCCTTCAGGTCGTTGATAATTATCTCGTTTTTTGAGGGTTTTAGTTTGCAGCTAATTAAAGACACGGCCTCTCTTTTCTCTGTTATAAATTTTTTATACGTAGAGAAATCACGAGCGCTCGCTGAGCCGCTTACGAATACCCGCTGCCGGTCGCTTCTCAACCCCGCGAAAACCAGCCTGTCGTTGAAAAAGGTCACGGTTCCCGGGTAATTGCCGTCTGTTAGCAGCCATCCGTTCTCAAGGTAATATTTATCAAGCTCATAATGACCCTCAGCGTTTATCTCCACATCGATATTAATTTGAAATCTTAAAATTGTGATAGCGGAGTCTTTATGCCTTACTTCCAGCGGAGCGTAATTCTCGTGGCATAAAATCATAGTGTCAAAGCTCTGCGCGCACTGAACTTCCGTAATCTCGGATAAATTAGCGTAAAGCGATAAATCATCGCGGCTATGAAAAACAGCCGGTTCCTCATTAATGGCGCAGTTCTCGATTTTATAAACCTTGATTGTCCCTGGGGACAGATAAAGCAGAAAACTCAATTCCCTGTTGATAACAAAGGGAATAACCCTGCCGTCGCCTTCCTCAAGTCTCAGGAGCCGTTTAGTCCCTCCTCGTCTCTCAATCCCGCCTGTCGGGATAACGTCAAAGTTTTCCAGTCTGGAAACGCCGCTGTAATACTGCGGGATATCAATCCTGCCGAAAAGGCTCTCGGATAACTCACCCGAGGCGAAGTTGGTTATTAACATATCAATCACCGTCTTTATTGTTTGATGTTTTGTCCCCTAATAGTTCCATTAATAGAGACACAACAGCCGGCGAGCATTTCTCAACAGGCATTGATTTTCGTATATAAATATCAATTTGTTTTGTCTCATTATTCCAACAGTATGTTTTATTACCTACAATGACACAGTTTTTTGTCGGCATTATTATCCCCCGATTCCCAGCTCGTCTGACCACCATTTATTTTCTTTAACTTTGGCGGCTTTTGACGCTCGGCTTGTGTCTACAGCCTCCTGTTTAACAAGAAGCGCTTCCTGTAAAAGCTGTGTGTGAAGCCTAGGCTGATCAGTTAATTTGATCGCCAGCTTAGCGGCCAGCTTCTTCTCGATATACTCAAAAAACTTTGGCTCGTAATCGACAGCGTTGTAGTCAGGGTAATCATGTAATGGCTCTGGGTCTTCCGGCGGGGTTTCTTTAATATCAGAGGGCCCGCCCGAATAAAGCGTTATCTCAGGGATTGTCCCCGGGGGCCCGGCTGTTAGATACTCATTCTCCGGTATTTCCCCTAGCCTCATCACGACAGAGGCGATAGGCGGCAGCGTCCTGCCGTTTGACACATACAGCAGCTCCGCTTTCGGATCGTCAGTCAGAATCAGTTTATCCTCAACAATAAAATACTCGTTATCCTGCAGCTCGATAGGTCTCGCGCAATCATAGGGCGTATCGTAGGCGTAAAGGTAATTATCGTTTCTCATAACAGTCCTGCCAGTCATAACAAGTTTCTCCCGTTTGCGGCCTCTTACCCACTCAACCTCAGATAACGCCTCAAGGAAAGTGGAAAGATAAAAAGACTTACACAGATTATAAGCCGTGTTTTTTAAAGCGATATCCTCTTCCGTTAACGGGCTTTGCCCGACAGCGATTATCGCGCGGTTAACCAAGTCAAGATTCATGTTCATGTGTTTAGTCCCTCTAATAAACGTACTTTATTGTTTATTAACACCATTAATTCATTCGCGATATCTTTTGGGCAATCGTTTATTTTACCTACTTTTTTTGAATAAATTTCCAGCTGACATGTTTCAAAATTCCAACAGTAAGTAATTTTTCCTTTTTTAATACAAACAATATCTTTATCAGTAGGCATTTAATCCCCCGCTCATAAAGTTATCAATTCCGCGATGGCGGCGTCTTTTCCCGCGCCTAAGATTTTTATAATTTTCGGGACTTTAGTTAAAAGCTCATCGTTATATTTAATACAATTAATCGCGCGATCAATTTTATCTAATCGTTCGGTAATTACGATAATTTGATCTACTTTGGAATTACTCCCTTCAAACGTTTGAAAAATATCCATACAATTTTCCTCCTGTAAAATACCTGACTGCCCGAAGGCAGCCAGATTAATTCGCGATAATTTAATTACTTAGCAAGCTCAAGCGCCCCGAAGGGGCGGCCCTCCTGTAATAAAATCGCCGTTAAGCGTTATATAAACAGCGTTTAACGTTACAAAATCTATAGTCTTTGTGACTGAAACAGCCTCATCCGTTACGCATTTAACGTTATATGACACTGTCCCCGTTTCTCTATCAATAAACATTTCCCCGAAAATAGGGACAGATATTGATACCGTATCCGGCGTGACATCACGGTAATCCGTGATGTTTCCGAACAAAGCGGCGTCAAGCGGAAACACCCGCGCCGCGCCGCCTTCCTGAGCTGGCGCGAAACCAATCAAGACGGCGGCCATCAGTAATAGAAAAAATAATCTTTTCATATTACCCTCCCGCGTAAAAAATGAGCGGCTGGCCAAAGGGCTTTCAACCTATATGAGCGCGCCGCGTGGCGCGCGTTCTTATTTCCGGCCGGCCGTTATATCAAGCGGCTAATCGCCGCCGGATATCACAAAAATTACTTACCAAGGTAAGTGTTGATGATCGCCTGAATCTCGCCTTCAAAATCACCGGAGACAGCGGCCTTCAGGTACTTGTATTTTGTTTTCGGGACAGGAAGGCCGTAGCCCTCTTTGATCATGTCAACAGTGACAGAGCCGCTTGTCACGATTGAGGCGTAGGTTCCGCTTTCCTCATCGCTTCCCTTAATCGTAAGCGTTAAAGGACCGCCCTTGATCTCGCCATCCGGCAGCTTCAGGTCTACTGTCATGCGCTCAATTGAGGCTTTACCCATGTTCATGGCGTTCGGGAAATCGCCGGCCGCGATTACAGCCCCAAAATCATTAAACTTGTCGTACATGAAATTAATCATAATTATTTTGTCTCCTCCGCGTCCTCGACTACGCTTTCGTCGTTTTTAATGACATCCATCTGCCTGCAGCGGATACCGCGCACATGGGTGATCGGCTTACCCCAGGGGTCTTCACGGGTGTGAACCACATTGGATTTATCGCTCGCCGCTTTATCGAGTTTGATAAGAATCGAGTCATTGGAGTACATGGCGTAAGTCGTGGCTCCTTGCGGCAATTTGTAACTGGCCTCGATAATCAACTCAACAAGCTTGCCGCCGGTAATATCTTTTGAAATGTTACAGATACGAATCAACGCTGATGGATCGCGAACGCAAAGCCCGTACTGCGCCGTGAAATACTCCACAGCCATCGGCAAAGCTTTTTTGGGATCGTTCGCGTCAGGCAGATGCTGCACGCCGAGATCCTGGCGGTCTACCCCGACGCTCTTTGATCCTTGCGGGTAAAGAAAGTGGAATAAGTCAGGACCGACGGCGATAATGTAAACGCTGGTCAACTCGCTTCCAGTACCGCCGGCGCTGATAACGTATTTGTTATCAACTTTATCACGGCGGAGTTTAAGACCGTTAAACTCAAAAACCTTATTTTTATCCGCGTTGATACACGCTTCCGCTTGCGTAAGGCCCATACCCTTGATGATACCGACAGCTTCCGACTGCCTTACCGCGTTTCTGTTTCCTGAGTGTTGAAGCAGCGCCTCGTCAACTCTGGAGTAAGCGCCGAGCATCGTTGTGTGGTCCTCAATACCCTTTGTTTGGGTCGCGACAGCGCTGACACCTTGATTATAGATACGGTGCTCTCCCATAGGCCCTATCTCTCGCTGCGTGGTTTTGTGAATCGTGCCCGAGTTACACTCGTAAGCCGGGATATCGATCAGCATCTCGTTTTTCAATCTCATAAGCTCTATGATTTTATACGGCTCGGGCGCGTTAGCGCGGCGAGCTAGCTCAAGAGCTGTCAATTGATCCGTCATGTTTAATGTAGGCATTTAATTAACTCCTTAGTCTTTGTAATCGAAGGAGCCTCCCTCTAAAATAGATTTCATGGAAGCTCCAGCGTCAACGCCCCGGGTGAACCCGCTTTCCGCGGTCATTTTCCCGTAAGCGATAAACGCTTTAATAATTTCCATCTCCCCCGCGAGACCCGCGTTAGACAGTAAACTCGCGACATTAGGACCCGCGGCGGTTAACCCCCGAGTAAGGTATTCCATGTTTTCCTTGTAAAGACCGCCGTACTCTTTTTCCAGAGCGGTGACAGTATCAACTTGTTTACGCCGCAGGCGTTCATGGAACGCTTTCTGGTTACGCTCGCCGATTTCCCGCAAGCCTTTAAGCATAGCGTCCGCCTGAGTCTCGGTCAGGTTAGCCGTGAAAGCGACCGCCGCGAACGCGGCGTTTTCGCTGTCTTTATCCTTAGCGAAACTGTAGCCGTCCGCCGCTTTAGGCTTGCCCGCTTTCTCCCAGAATTCCGCGACCGTTTCAGGTAACGCGTCTTTTCCCGGGAAAACAGCCGAGCCCGACTTGCCCTCAAGCTCAAGATAGGCTTTAGCGAATTCCGGGATAGACGCGAATTTAGCGAATTTCGCGGCTATCTCAGGGTTGTCGCGCATGTCCTGCCTCAACTGGTCTGTCCAGGGAGCCAGCTTGTTTTTAACTCCGCTTCCGGTTCCTTTTCCCCCCGCCTCATTATCCCCGTCAGGTTTAGAGACAGGCTTCTTTCCGTCAGCGCCGGCGGCGTCGGTTTGATTGAACGCCTTGTTTAATAACTCAGCGTTGCCGGCGGCCGCCGTCTTTCCGCCCTCCGCCGATCCGTTGGCGGCAATACCACTGGTATCGCCGCCTTTGACTTCATCCCCTTCCGCGAACCATTGAAGGTTTATCAGGTTTTTAGGTTCTGTCATTTTATTTGCCTCCCTCGCGAGCGGCGGTTTGAGCGATAAAGTCCGTTAAGGCTTTAGTGTCGCTTACTCCCAGCCGCTCCCGAATAAAAAATTTCGCGTACTCATTGAGAAAGCTTTCTTTCTCCGTTTTCGCCGTGTCAAAGAAAAATAAATCAGTCATCAGCATATTTAGCGCTATCATCCCTTTCTCACCGCTGAATACCTCGCGGCATGTCTTAACCAGCGCCTCGTTTTTTTCTTTCTCGGTTAATCTTTTGTTGTTCCAAAATCCGACAGTGGTTTCCTGGTTTTTCATACTCCTCCCATTCCAGCGCTTCGCTGGGCCATCTCAGCCAGCGCCGAGCCCGGTTTCACTGGCTCGTTTAATTTGTTGTAACCGCCGATTATGTTTTTCTGGGTTTCCATCTCCATAGCCTGCCGCTGTATCGTCTCTTCCCGCTCGGCTCGCTGTTTACGTATCATCTCAATATCTTTATCCTCGCGTATCGCTTCCTGCGGAAAGCCGACGCCCTCAAGGCCTCTTTTTAAAGTAGCGTCAAAGTCAACCACATCAAGCGAGTCGGGAGCGATTTCCCTGACAGCCCCGATGATATTAAGAGCCTGCGAGATACCGGCGGACTCATGGTATTTCTTCTGCGCCTGCGCTAAGGGGCCCATGAAATCAACTTTAAGATTAGCCTCTGAGCCGGCGAGACTGGCGGGCGGTCTCGGGATTTTCCTCTGGCGATAGAGAATGTTAAAGCTTCTTTGGATAATTTTTTCCAGAGCGGAATTTAAGTTCACGACCAGGTCTGAGAGTACCGCGGCTTTCTCCCCCTGCAGCTCCATAACGTAAGTCGCTGTCATTTTCTCCGAGCGCTGCTGCTGTAGAGCGAGAAAAAAATCAACATTAAACCAGTCTTTAACCTGATCTATTTTTTTATTGTATATCTCAAGAGTGATAGGAAAGTTTAACCCGGAGTTAACAGGCGTTATAATATCAGTCGGGTTTTTATAATAGTTATAACCGTTTGGCACAACGTTCTCAAACCCTCTCATTATATCAGGCACATTGTAAGCGGGCGATCCGGCCATTTGAGCTATTTTTAATATCTGCTCGTCAATCTTGTTAAGCACCCGGATATCGTCCAGCGCCTGAATTGAGGGAGACTCGCCGTAAGGGGTTCCGGTTACCGGCTCCCAGATAAAAACAGCGAAGGGAAATTCAGCGTACCCGCTTTCCATTAAAATTCTGTCTTCGCTCTCATCAATGTACACAGAGGCGTAAGGCATGTTTTTCGCGTCAGAGGATTTCTCATCATACTCGTCCCGCTTATAAACAGCGTGAATAATCGTTATTTCTTTCTCAACAGCGTCAGCGCTTAAAACGCGGTCAACTTCCTCCTGTTGTGTCTTACTCAGGTTCTCCCTGCCGAAAAAAGAGGCGGCTCCGCTTATCTTCATACAGTATCTGCGAAATACCGTGTCAACCTCATCGTACTCGTTTATATCTAAAAATATTTCCTGCGTTTTTAAGGTAGTGAAACGCAGCCTGTTCTCTCCGGTCACTTCGTCAATCAGCATAACGCCGTGCCCGTACTGGACAGCGTTCTCAATCATCGGCCCGGTCTGCTGATACAGGTTTGATTTTTTAAACTCGGCGTAAAGTTTGCGCTCGACTTCCTCAAGCCAGTCTTTCGCCCCATAAGCTTTATCAAGCTGGTTATGCTCGTCAAGAGAGAGTTTCTGCCAAACGATGTTAGGGGATATGGAATAGCCTACAAGCCCGGAACGCAGCGTGCGGCTGTATTGCGCGGGGCGGCCTGTGAACCGTTGAGAGCGTTTAGGTATTTTGTCGCTTGGATTGTCCCAGTTAAGGACGGATGTCGATACGTATTTTTGTACCGCTTTCCAGTCGGGAAGGCGTTTATCCCTTTCTTCTTTAAGGTGATCATAACGCCGTTTAAACCCGGCGACCCTTTCTTTCTCCGTTAACTCACGGCGCATAGACTCTCCCACCGCGAATTAATTAAAGCCCGCGGAATTTAGGTTCGCATCTATGACATCCGTTTCTAGGGTAGCCTTCGATTACTAATTATTTATATAACATATATTTATAAAACATGTCAAGCGTTTTTAATCGTCCGCCAGCGGATCGTACCGCGCGCTTCGCTTCGCCGCGAAGTTCCAGCCGCCGTTCTGTTTGCGCAGCCAATCAGCGGGGTTATGCGCGAAATCGCTCATCATCGCGTATCGCGCCTCATCGTAAATATGATCCTCAAGGTTTGAGTTCACGTCCTCAGGATCGCTTACGCTGGGCGTTAGAACGGGAATTGTCCTTATAAAATCAACGCAGTGATCGAATATTAAAAGCATCGGTTTCTGATCCTCGCATAATGTTTTTAACCTCTGATGAAAAATAGCGAGGCCATTCGCGCGATCCTTGTCAGCTCGTATGGTTTTGAATCCGGTTTCGCCATCAGCGCCCGCTTTCTCAAAATACTCGATTTTCGATGGCGCGTCTTTATCTTTCGCCCACATCGCGGTATCAGCGACCATTTCCGTGACTCCTTCAGCTAACGCCATCTCCCACGCTTTAGCCGCGATATCAGCGGTGCTCATTTTTACGCCTACGTTTATTTCACCTTTCTCGCATCCGTACCACTCGCCGTAACGTATCATGCGGCCTTCGGAATTAACAGCCCACTTGCCAAGAGAGAATGGTTTAGCGTGGCCCCAGTCGAATGAGTAAAACTTTTTCCAGTCTCCGGAAGGCAAAGCGAACGGTTTAACCACATGTTTCTCGCGCCTGAACTCGTCAAATACCTGCCCGGCGAAAATGTCCCAGTCGCCGTTACGCAACGCCCTGTATAAATGCCCGGGTAATAATTTGAGCCTTTCCGCGTAACCGGGATCGTTTTTCATAAGAGCCGGATTATCCTCAAGATTGGAAGGAATAAAACATCTTGTTATCGGCAGCCCGCCTGTCTCAACTGTTTTATGTATTTTAAAAGGCTCGTATCCGTCAATGAACCTTGTTTTTATCCAGGCGTGGCCTACGCCCCCGGGGTTGCCTGAGCCCCTCATGTAACACGGAACGCCCTTAGCGCTGCGGCAGCGGGTAATCATATAACGCCAAGCGTAATCAGTGGGGTAGTTGCCTAACTCGTCAAACGCTACCCACGTATACTGATGACCTTGATAGCGCAGCACGTGTTTATCCTGCTCCAAATATCTGAACTTGAGCGACGCGCCATTCGGAAATAGATAATCACGGCCTTTGTTAATTAACTTGCCGCCCAGCGGCTCGTATATCTCTTTCGCGCGCGTCATTAATTCCTCTAACTCATCATAAGTTCTCCTGAATATTATTCCTTTCCAGTACTGCCCGTATTTATTCACCCCCGCGTAAAAATCCAAAAGGAGAAAATCACTCTTGCCTCCGCCTGCGGCTCCCCCAAAGAATAACTCAAACGCCGGGCATTTTAACGCGAGCGCTTGTTTATAACTAGGTTTCCATAAAATATAACTGGCGCTCTCCTTATCAATACCTGTCATTTTTTGAGGGTTTTTACTCATCGTTTCTATCCCGCGAGTCAGGCTCTTCGTTCATTACCTCATAGTCCGCTTCCACGGCGTTTGGCGTTGTGTTTGATTCTGTTTTTTGTAACGCGTCTATGTCCTTATCCGTAAGGCATACGACAGGGTTTATTATTGTTGTTCCCTCAGGCGCTCGTGAGATATCGTGATACTGCGCGAGTATATCTATCGCTTTATTGCGATCGTAAAGTTTTATCTCATACCCATTTTTTGTTTTTTTTATGCCTGTTATACATATAGCGAGATCTCCCAATTCGCTTAAGTCTTTTGTTTTTAACCCTCCGTATTTGTCTAATATATCTTTGGGGTTGTAGTAAGCGAGGGTGTTAAGATAATCAAGCAGCTTATATTCGCTTATCCTGTCCTCATCATTCTGACGCGCCCGCAGCAGCTTCGCTATAGCTAATTTAATTGAGTTGTCTCGCATAAGCCGTGAGGCGTTTGACTGTATTGAGGAGACCGCGAGTTCTTTCCCGCCGTTTCCATACGCTTTTATATACGCGGCTGTAGCGTTTAAAAAACACGATCTATCGGTGCAGTAGCACTCGACAAATAATTTTTGCCGGCCTTTTAACCCTTCCCACCATATCGGGTTTTTTATGAATAAATCTTTTTGTTCCGCTTCCTTCGGCATATTATCCCTTAATAAAAAAGGCTCTCCGCGCGAATTTCGGGCCTCGCTATCCCGAGAATTCACGTAGAGAGCCTCCGGTTTTCCGGCGGGCTTTTTCCGCTTAAATTATTTATAGTTTATTTTTATATCTTTTGTCAATATTTTTATTATTTATTATTTCATGTTCGTTACTCCGCGAAGGCGCGGGGCTTTTTCACGAAAAAAACTTTTTATATAAAAGATTTTTTATATATCAATGTTTTTAATTTTTCAATTTTTCTAGGTTTTATAGCGCGGACGCGCGGAAATTTCTATAAGTCTATATAACATATAGATTTAAACTCCGCGGGACTATTAAAAACACTCCCGCGGAGGGTTCGCGCCCTCGCGGAATCTATCGTAATATCGCTTTAATTCACGTCTTTTTTAAGTGTTTTTCAGGCGCTCCCTCATTGAGTTGAGGATGAACCCCGTGAGAAATGACCGCTCCGCGCCGCGCTGGGCGTTTGCCTCGCGGAGCGGTCACTGAGTTGATTGATTTATTTTTCCGGTTATTTATCTAATAGCGGCTTACCCGCCGCCGTCAAGAGGAGGGCTCGTCTTATACCTCAGTCTTATATTTAAATAGTGGGTCTCATCGCCTAATGACGACACTCGCTTTTTTTTCAACTTCGCCCCTAAGTACTCGCCGAATGTGCTCTTAGCCATTATTTTTGTTATGCGCTCATTCGTTGACGCCCATTTATGGAAATCCTCGTACATGTCAGTGGCGCTCTCAGCGTTTTCTTTCGGTATTATTTTCTCGCCTTCCGCTTTCTCGGTGCGCTCTTTAAGCCAGCGCCCCACAAGGTCCTCGCTCTCCATATATTCTTCCGACGCCTCATCCACGACAGCGCATTTCGGGAACGCTCTGGGTCCTTCGCCTCCCCTGTAATACTCATGTGCGAACCAGATTAACACCGCGAGTATTTCCGGCGCTTCCTTTCTCATTAAATGTTTGTGATAATGCGTCTCACGCTCATTCTCAGGCACGGTATAATCGAAAGGCGCCATCCGGACGCGGCGTCTTACGGAAAGCCCAGTGTCCCTCAGTTTCAATTTCTGATTACTCCCGACAGCGATTTTACACACAGGGGTAAACTTGAAATCATCCATGTGCTTTCTCTTGCCGTTCATTTCATCGCCTGACACAATCGATTTTAACTGATCTAAATTTAAACTCCCTTTCGGCGCGTCCGCCAATACCCCAAGCCGAATCCCAGGCAGGCAGGCTAGATCAAACTGGCTTTGGAATTTGTTCTCAATCACTATGTCTTTCGGAAGCGCTATCGCGTAGTCGCCGAATAAGGCCATCATCAATAATAAAAGCTCGGACTTGCCGTTCGCCCCCTGCCCGTAAAAATTGACGAAGAAGGAAGCGCCGTTGTCCCCCGTAAGGCAGTAACCGAAATATGATAATATATAAAAAGATAACTCGACTCTTCTCACTCCGTCCTTGCTTGTTATCTTGTCTATAAACTCCTCAAAATCTTTTGGCAGCGCCGGCAGATCCCATTTGCCATTCTTCAGCTTCCGCAGCGTAGCGGCCTTACATCTCGTGCTCTTACTGAACATGTCCTCTGGCTCGCAGGGACGTGTCTCACCCTCTCGTAAATCGTACCAATCTCCCATACAGTTCAATGTGTCAGGGTTAGAGTCAAACCTGTCACGCTCAACAGCGATAACCGTGTTATATCTTAATATATACTCAATGGCGTTAATACCGGCGGAGGAGAGTACCCGCCTCGCGAACGCTATCTCCCCGGGATTACTCTCCGCGGCGTTTTCCAGCAGCAAACCGCCAAAGTGGATTATAAGACGTCTCACAGCGGACTCCGCGTAAATCTCCGTCCATCTGCCTTCGCTTTCCTTATAAACAAGCCAGCCTATCTGACGGCAATACTTAATGTAACGGCCGCAATTATCAACAATAGCGTTTACAAGCTGCGCCTCGCTTAACCCGTAATTGTCAAAATAATAATCATCAAATTTGTTTTTGTATTTTTCAGGGATTTTTATCCTGTCGATTATGAAAGCGGCCAGACGCCCGGATTCGGTTTCCTCTCTCCGCTCGGAGGCCTTCGCCTTCGCCCCGGTGTTGAGGTAATTATCTTTCGCCGCTTTTATTCTTGTCATATTATCTCTATAACCCGTTACGCGCTCAATATCGCCTTTGTTAAAGCCTTAGCCAGCGGCGGCGGCACGGCGTTACCGATTTGCTTCGTCTGTTCGGTCACGTTACCCTTGATGATATACTCGCCGTCAAAACCCTGCGCTTTCTTTAATTCATGGTTTTTGAGCATTCGGAATTTTATATCCAAATACATTCCAGGCTGAATAAGACAGTGTTCTTGTTTCGTGACAATTGTTGATAACGGCTCGTCTATAGAACGCGCTCTGCTTTTCGCCGATCCTTGTCCGATCGCGAAAATAAAAGGCTCTACAATGCCACCCGCGCCGCGAGATGTTACGGCGTTCAATGGAGTGTCAAGCGAGCGAGCTTTATTGCCGCGATAATAACCTTCATTCGGCAGAATAAACGGCTCAAGTAGAGCGAACCTGTCTTTTGTCGTAATCGTCTTTAATGGGCCGCTGACAGGCTCTGTGCCGCCATTGCCGTAATATTCCACAATCAATGGCTCAACAAGCGCGTAACGGTTACTGGTATCAACGCGGGGCAGAGGACGCTCTATTTCATGATTCCGGCTGTCGCCGTCCTGTTTTCCATCATGGTCGCCTTGATACTTGGTTATAAACGGCTCAGCGTAATAACCCCAATATTTTTCAATCCCCGCCGCTATGCGCCTAATAGTCGCGTCAGCGAGCGGCTTCTTGCGGTCGAATATAGATTGCCCTGAAATACCCCAATCAATAATATCTCGCGCGGGTATCCACGGTTTATAACCCATGAGATTGCCGCCGCGGCCGTCAATGTGCGTGATTTGCGGCCATATTATTTTCTTCCTTCCCCTAACTGCCTGTATAAATAATCTTCTACGCGTTGTCGGGGTTCCATAATCCGCCGCGCGTAGCACTGTCCAGTCAACCGTATATCCGAGACTTCGCAAAAAAGCGATAAACATTCTAAATGTTTCCCCTTTTTTGCTCCGCAATGGTTTTCCATTTTTATCGAGCGGGCCCCATGAGAGAAACTCCGGCACGTTTTCAATGATAACGCGAGACACATATAATTCAGATAACCATTTGCATATTAACCAAGGAGAAGCTCGGCTCTGTTCGCTTCTCGGCCTGCCGCCGCGAGCGATACTGTGATGAGTGCATTCTGGGGATGCCCATAATAAATCAATTTTTTTGTTTTTAGTAACTCTTGTCGGGTCTACGCGCTCGACATCTTCGCGTAGGTGATTGGCGTGAGGATGGTTAGCGGCGTGTGTTTCAATAGCGAGTTCCCAATGATTTATCGCGAGCAGGTTCACCTTCAAATCTCGCTCAAACGCCGCCTGCATGATGCCGGTCGATTCGCCTCCCGCGCCGCAGAACATATCGACCACATTAAATGTTTTTTTCATCAAATAACCCCTTTTCGTTCAATAATCTTTTTTCAGCTTCAGGGCAGCCGCATAATATACATATTTATAATAAAAATAATTGCTCATTCGCTTTTTTAATTCGCTTACAAGCGGCTTCAAATTTTTTTTCTGATGTATTCTTTCACTATTTCTAAAATACAATCTTTACAAATAACAGTCATATCTCCTCTATCATGATATATAAAGCATCCTTCTAATGGTGGTGTATAATATGTATCAGGGTTTACAAAGCTGCTTAGTTCTATTTTACATTTATCACAACAAATTATTTTTTTTATCATTTGTTTGCTCCTAAGGATATTCTTGTATAAGCGGTTCTCCCCATATTTCTTGTAAACTGCTTTTCACGAAGACAGGTACATTCGCCGCATGGCAATACCTGACAATATTTTCAATCCATTTCCTTTCAGGGATTATTTTATTTTTACGATTGCCAGTTTCCGCGCCGATTATCACCCAATTAACGGACTTAATTTCCCATTGCTCGGAAAAATCATCTTGTATTGGCTCTATGCTTAGAAATGTATTATTCATATTTGAATAATAATAATCTTGTTTGTCGTTTACTATTGTTGTCCCAAAATAGAAATTTTCTGGAGCTTCCCAACATCTGAAAAAATCATCATATCTGTCTGGATTCTTTGTTAAAAATAAATACCTATGCTGAGGCGCTTTCATGCACGCCTCGAATACCATTTTAATCCATTCGTCTGGTACCCAGTCCCCAAACAAATCAGCCATTGAACAGACAAAAATATTTTGCGGTTGCTTTTTCCCTGTGGGTTCGGCAAGGCGGCTTCGGTGAAAGGTGGGATCAAACCCATAGGGAAATGGTGCTTTGATAATATTACCTTTTTTTGTTTCAAATCTTTGCGGTGTCCCTAAATCGCGTAATACGCCAATTTCTTTGAATACGTTTATGCCTTTACTCTGATTCCAGCATCCGTCAAATCGTGCAGCAAATTTTCTTGCATAACAATAATCACAGTAATTTAGACAACCTGTAACCGGATTCCACTTAGCGAACTTCCCCTCTAGGATTTTATACATACAAACCCCTCGGATTTATATTTTTTATCGCTAACTGGCGGTAAAAGTTTAACACCACATGAAGGGCAATAGTTGGCATCACGTAGACCAGTTTCATATTTGCATAAAGGGCATCTGTACCACACATATCTAACTCTATCTTCAAAGGTTACCCACCGCAGATTATCCTCCGTTATTTTCAACAGGCAGTCGGGGTATCGAGAAACGGTATAATTTGTTACTTTTGTTCCAAAACATGAATTGCCTATTTGTTTACAAACCCGATCTACTAATAAAGCGGCTGGTTCTTCAATTGCAAGCGGGCATCTTACACACGACCGCGGCGTTTCTTTTAATTCAAGTATCGCGCTCATATTTCCTCCTTGTTTATTCTCTCAAACTCATACACCCACACCCACGGGTTAGTTTCCCATGAGTAACCACGTTTGGCGTTATAGCTGTCCCACAAATCCTTAAATTCCGCTCCGTGAATATGACACCATTTTTCAACAAACAATTTATTAAAAGCTGTTTTGTCGTTTTTATATGGCTTACATTCGCATCTGTCAAGATAACTGCCTTCCTTTATTGCGTCTGCTTCATTTATATCTTGTAATTTTTCCACTCTGACAGATTTAACTTTAAGGAATATTCGAGCGGCTTCTCTCTGTAGAAATATTGAAGGTCTCCACTCTCCCATTCTTTTAATACACTTGTTATATCTTTCTCTGTTAGTGAATTTTGCATGTCTAACTTTATGATCTATTTTATTTATTATCCGCAATTCCATGCTCTGATCACGCTTTCCAACACATTGCCATGTTTCTCTTACCCAGAGAACATCACCAACATTATATTTTGGATTAATATATCTAGGAGGGTCAAAACTCATTTCATCTTCATCATGTTTTTCAAGCCATTTTACACCAGTAGATACATTTGTGTTAACAGTGAAGCCTTCTTCATCGTCTTTGTATTTTGGTTTTACTACTCGCCTTGTCATGGTTTTTGTGCCGTCAAGAATCGCTTTAACCATTTGGGTAGAAAATATAATAGGCTTCATAATTCCTCACTCGGCAGTAACCGCTGACCACAGTTAGGGCAGTAGTTACCTTCAAAATCTAATCCGTATTCACAAACTGGACATACAAAATATTCATTGTGATTTTCCCACCTACCTTCTGACTTCCACCACATCGGCTCCGTGAAGTCTCGCTCGTATTTTTCGTTAAGGGCTTCGGAGATCCATTCAAGATAAGTATCATCATGGTTTAATCCTTGTGCTAGATTTTTATAAAAGGCAGTTAAATATGGATAATCCTCTTGTCCTTTTATTTTACCGCCATCTGCCTTAAATGGCGGCTTTAACAGCTCTTTAATTGTTTGGATCATAAATCCCCCTTTAATACTGTTAATTTATAAATTACGTCTTTACCATCAGGACGCTCTTCTGCATGACATTCTAAACATTCGCTTTCGTCGTCAAAAAAGCATTCAACACAAGTGCTTTTGGATTCAACGGCTATTAAAGCAGTGCCTATTGGTAAATAAATATCATTATTTTTCATTGGTACTTCCGCCTAACATATTCGCTTCTAATCGATGCCGCTAATATCTCCGGCATCACAAGCTCTTTGTCTCCGATCGTCGCGATCTCCCGCAGGTATAATTTCCCTCCCGCGAGATTTACAGCGTTCGCCGCCTCAAGGCCGCGCTCTAACCAGATAACCGCCTGTGATGATTTATCATTCAGTGTCTTTAAAAATAAATTATCCGCGCTGGAACCAGGTATCCCTCTGATTAAATCGTAGTCATCATGCGTGGCGGCGTACTCGCGTTCCGCCATATTCAAGCCGCGAGCGGCGGGATCGGCGTATATTTCCTCCTCGATTATTTTCCTTCGCTCCTCAACGCTTAAAAGATTGATACTCTCAAGCGCTCTCCAGATTACCTTGTGCCGGTTGTCGAAAAATAACCGCCATGTAATCCCGTAATTGTCTGATAATTTCTCAACTACCGCTCTGATGTCCCCTTTCTCATTTGACTCGCTTATAAGGCAGCCAAGAAGCCTCTGTTCCAGCTCGAACCGTCTTCGCTTTTTTGTTTTTTTACTCTCTTCCAGAGTGAGAGCGGCTCTCCTGGCTTTGGATTTCTTCTTCCACAACTCCTGCCTTTCTCTCTCTTCAAGTTCCAGCGCGATATCAGCGTCCGTGAAAGAGGCGTTATTCGTCACGCTCACCTCCTATTTGTTTTTATTTTTCTTCGCTTTTGACTCAAGCGCTATTTCCGCGGCTTCCTTCGCGGCGGCGATGTATATATCCCGGTACTCGTCCTTGCTCACGCCCGCGTATCTCCAGAATAAGAAGTTAGCTAAGTTGTCAGATTTTATGTCTTTAAGAGCGCCAAGCGACGGAATAAGACATTCTTTAATCCCAAAGAGTAATAAAAGAAAATGAAATAACGACTGTGTCTCTTTACTCAAATTTGACGTGATTTCTTTGAGTGTTTTTCCGCTTAACCTTTCCGCTATTTCTTTTCTTTCGATATCACAAGAATGCTTCTCGTCAAAATCATTTAATTCAAGAAAAAGCGAAAAATAATCAAACGTTTTTCCAGCGCCGGATTTATCAAGCTCTACGCGTCTCGCGATTAATCTGTCACGCGCGAGTTCCTCAACTTCATCCTCAAACACTCGCTCGTTATGGTATTTTTTATTTATCGCCTTCTCCACTTCAGGCGTCTTCATGTCACGCTCAACAGCTAACTCCTCTATGACATCTAATAAAGCCATATCCGTTAATAGATCGCTTTTAGCGCCTTTCGTTTTCTGTTCTGTTTTTTCTTTCAGCGGCTTTTCTTTATACCCCACGCGCCTGATAATAATCACGCCGTCTATATCTTCCCTTACCTCCCAGCAAGCGCCTTTCTTCTTGCTGGTTTCCCCTGTAAACTCATAATCCTTCACCCGGATTATCTCGTATTTATTACGAAGAGTATTGAACGCAAAGGGGGTTATTTGCTGTTTGTCGCTTTCATCAATGTGTACAAACGCCGCCTTTTTATATATCAGCTCAAGCGCGCCGTTAGAAAAATGTATCTTATTGTCAGTCTGAAGACCCGCTTCCAGCGCCTGCGTTCTTTGCTCATTCAGCCTGGCTAATAGCGTGTTATACCATCTTGTCCGGTAGCAGTCGGCGTCAAGACAAACATCGTATAGATGCTTAAATTCCTCAAACAGCTCATTACCCTCGTTATGCGTTCTTTTATCGCAGCCCTCGCAGGCTATCATGCTTTTTTTAATAACATACCGCTGTCTCGTCTTGATAAAGTTCGCTATCTTAAAAGAGTCTATCTTGTCATGGTTTTCGTATAATTTATAAAAGTCGTCTTGATCCTCCATCGGCAATTCCGCCAATAACGCCGCGCCTGTTATGTTTATTTTCTGATCCCTAAACATAGTCTTTGAGTTATCCGTAAGGCCGCATAACCGCAGCCGTTTGTATATAGCTGAGGGACTCCGGGCGTAATAAAGCGTTATTTCCTCAATCGGGCTGCCGTTATCAGCCATGCGCTTAAACGCGGCGGCTTCGTCTAACGGATGCATTTCCTGCCGGTTCACGTTTTCCGTCAGCGCTATTTCCTCATCGTCTACATCGTCAGCCTGGCGAATCTCGCAGTTTACGCTCGTCATATTTAGCCGTCTAGCGGCTTCTATACGTCTGCGCCCGGCGATAACTTTGTATTGATCAGTGTCAATCCGCCGGAGTACCGGCGCTTGAATGATCCCGTACTGCCTGATACTGTTTAATAACTGATCATCGCCTTCGTCTCTCGTGTACTCGCGGTTGCTCTCGCAAATAATTTTGTCTAATGGGATTGTCTCCATTTCTCTCTCCTTTGATTATTTCTCGTTATTCTCATAGTCAAATAACTCTTTGGTAGCGTTCTGTTTTTTGATCCCGGATACTTTAATACTCCGCCCGCCATTTTCTTACGCCGCGTTCCCTCCGCTCCACATAACCCGCGCGATATACGGAAACCCGTTTTCTAGCTCTTGTATCTTTTTTGAGACAAATTCCCAGTTATGAGTCATCGACTTCGGCAGCCAAAACTCAGCGTTTTCTCTCCGCCCGTTAGCTCGAACGATGACACATCGCAGCTTCACCGCTTTTTCCGTCTCGCCCGCTTTCTCAAACTCCAGCGTAGCGTCAAAATTAAAACGCTCCCAATGCCTCTTCTCAGCGTCTCGAAACGCTTTCCAGCCAGCGGGTAGAAGTTTGCCGTTTTTATACCAGCGTTTCTGTATCCAGAATGGCACCGCGTTATGCACAAGCAATAACGCTTTTTCAGTCTCTTTTTCCACGTACATCCTTTCTCTCCTGTTTATCATGTAGTTAAAAACCTGTCCGGAACGCTTCAATCATTAATGGACGTTAGTTAAAATTAATACCGCTCAACGAGCGGCTGATCTCCGCTTTCCGGCAGGCCCGCTCGTCTATTTTCCGAGCCGCCAGTGATTTGAGTATTTATAGATCCCTAATCACCATAACCGATCTACGCGCCCGTCTCTCCGGGCTGTCACGCGAAGCGTATTCCTGATCGCGTATAGGAATAACCTTATATTCCGAAAGGACGCGCCCCGGTTGTTTCAATGTTTCCACTGGCCCGGCGCTCGGCTCCCATTCGGATAAAAATGGTTTCCAAAAAATCGCCTACCTCCAGGCCGGAAAGGAGGATCAAACCGGCGCTGGTCTCGGACTTCCGCGCGCGTGGCGCGGCCTTTTTATTTCATCTCCTCAAGGGTTAAATGAAACCTTCTTTTTATTCCGGGTGTATGGAAACCCGATTGATCGTTTCTTATCCCGCCGCCTTTTCATTAAGATAACCAGCGAGACAGCGATTATCGTTACCGATATTAATTGCGCGTAAATCATTTTTTATTCACCTAATCTGGTTTTTTCATATAAATTATTTACTTTAACAATTTTCGCGTCATGAAATGTAACCGTTATTCCCGCCGCTCCGTATCTTGGGGCTGTCTGCAGCATATTAACTAAATCAGAATGAAGCCGCTCAAGATAGCGCTCAATTTTTTCCGTTGATAACGGCATCTTAAAATCATCTAAGGCGTTCTCTGGAATCATCATGCGCATTCCGACTTGTTTCGTTTTTATTCTGCCTTCGCGAATTCCATGAATTATTTCCTCCTCATGGATTCCTTTAACCTCAGCGGCTTCTTTTATCGTATAAAAACTTTTTTTAATTTCTTCCATTTCTCACCTTTCGATAAAAAAACCTCTACTGGAATAGCCCAATCCCAGTAGAGGCGTATAAATACCTGTGAATTAACAGGTTATTTACCATTCTCACGCCGGTGGGCTTGCCGGTTAATGTATCAAAATGTACTGTCTCAAAAACAGAGCGTTTTGATAACTCTATATCTGGTAATGATTTAGCGAAGG